AAACCACCAGTAAAATCGTCATACCTTTGAAGCGCTAACTGACTCATGACCCAAGAGTGCTCCCCAACGTCTGCAACCAGCGACGCATAGTCGGATACTTCCTACCACCAGACAACACAAACGGACGATGCGAACGAGACTTCATCAAATCCTTACGAGCCATCGCCACACCCTCTTCAAATGACCGCTGATACATAGCAGCCATCTCCCCATCTTCCTGCCGTTGATACACACGAGCCAACGCATAATACGCCAACAAAATATGAAACCAGCCATCCAAATCAATTTCAAGAGCCGTATTCGACAACCATGTGTAAGTCGGATTACGATACCCACGAACAGTCAACGGATACACCGCATCAGGTTTCGGATACAAATGAATCTGCGCATCCCAAACCGCCCAAAAATATGGGCGACCAGCAACATCCGTATTACCCAACCAAATGTCCTCAGCGTCATCATACGCAATCTCAGTAAACCTGTTACCAGAAGCAGTCGTTTCCACAATAGAAATGATTTCCCGAATGTCACCGATACCAGCAATAGAGTAAGGGCGTTGCCCAATAACCGTATTCACTGTGTACGTCTCTTGAAAGAACGGCCATCGGCGCTCTAAAGCGACGATGCGCTGAAACGCTTCTTTAACAAAAGTGTCCAACAGACTGTTCGGCAAATCTGTTGTATCCAAATCCGATATGTCACGCACAGTGGTGCGTACGTCAGCCAAATTCACTCAACATCACCGCCTTTCGCCATCTTGCGCAGATGCCCGATGCAGTGTTGGGTTCCTTTCGCTTTAGGACCTTCACATGTATCGTTTTCTGAAATACAACGGTTCCTACCCACGTATTCAACTCCACCAGCCATTACCTTGGAGCCCGACACCGCTTGGGCGGCTCCACGGTATTGGTTGGCTGAAACCCCGTAAAGGGAGTAGGAGGGTTGGGAACCGTTCATCACCCTTAACCGCTTTTATTACTTAGTCAAAGCCCCCACCCCACAGAAGGGAGGTGTTGCGGGGCGGGGACCAAACTAATTAACGCTTACCGCCGCGATAATTCTTGTTCGGGGCTTTTTTCATCTTACGTGACGTATCGTCAACGTAAGGATTCTTTTTCGCTGCCTTTGGCTTTTTGCCTGCAAGACGAGAATCTTCGGCTTTACCGTACGATGCTTGCTTCTTTCCCGCTGTTACGTCACCGTAATAGTTGGAACCCTCACGCATGCGATAGTTCACCTTCTTTGCACCCTGACGATTCGTATTCTGATTTCTGCGTGCCATTGCTGACCCCTTTGGTTTAGATTGACCGTTATCAAGTATTGCGTAATACTGTGGCATTGCTATTTCCTTTCCTGTTAAACCGGGTGGGGGCTTGCGCCCCCAACCCGACTCACATCCCTAATTACTTATGCTCGGTAAATGCTCACCGTGTTTGCTGCAGTAAACACCGCAACATACGACGCCGATGACGCTGCTGCAACCGAAAAAGTTGCTGACGCACCCACAAGGGTCACACCCGAAGCACCAGCAGTCACCACGATTGGGTGCGTTGCTGCTGCCACGTTAACTACGGTGAATTGGTAACTTGAACCAACACCTTCGTCTGTGAACGCTGTGCCAAGTTCCGCACCAGTTGGTGTGGTCAAGGTACGGCTTGCCGTTGGGGTCATTGTGTATAGTGTCCGTGCTGCACCAGCAAGAGTTGCTGCTGCTTGTACGGTGGCGGCATCAGTGGCGGCAACAACAGTTACCTTTTCCTCTTTTGCTGCCCATGTCTCCAGACGCTTGCGTGTGATTGCACCGTCTGTTGAATTTGCTAATAGTGGCATGATATTCTCCTTGGTTTCTAGTTACTTACTTAGGCTGTCTTGGCAGTCAGTTTGCCCTGCTTGGCGCAGTTGCGAACCGTGAAGTTGCCGTAACACATGATGAGCGCATAACGGGCATCAACATCTTCTGGCTTGATGAACTCAGTTTGAGCAAACCATTTGCTGCTGTGACCGACCAACGTCAGATACTTGCTGTTCAAAAAGAACATCGTTCCTGCCGTGCAATGAACATCGTACACAATTGGGGCAGCCTTGAACAGCAGGTTCTGGAATCCAGCATCTGCAGTCTTGGTGTCCGTGTAACGAAGTTGTGGCTGCAACAAACCTTCATACTTCTCAAACAGGGTTTGAGTCGTAAGAATCATGTCTGGGTGGTCATTACCAACCGACACGGTGTTGTATGCCGTTGCCATTTGAGCAAGAGTCAACGCAGTTGCGGTGTTCTCCTCGTATGACTTCCAGAACTCGTTGCCAATAGTTGCACGGTTGATACCACCAACAGTGCCGCTTGCTTCAACAAGGTTGCCCAAGCCGTTCCAGTCTTTGCCACCGTTGCCAGTGCCATCAGCGAAGAACATCGTGTTGAACGATTCACGCATTGACTCTTCAGCCTGCATGATTTTCGCTTCCAACAGGTTAATGATTTCCTGTTCGCCGTTGTTCTTGGCTTCTTCAATGCCCGAGATTGAAATGGATGCAGCGTACTGCTTCCATTCGTACTCTGCGGCCGAGATGCCCTCTTGTGGGGTCAGGCTCAACGAGTCGTACCCTGAGTACGAACCCACGGTGCTGTTCTGCCCGTAGATGAGTGGCTCAATAATTTTCGTACCGCCGTTAAGCATACGGATGCGACCTTTATCCATGAGGAAATAGGTCAACGGACGTGCAGTGAACACGTTGTCCGTGAGTTGCGAACGATAGTTCGCAAGCGTTGTGGAAAGTAGTGAGTCAAAATTTGCATTTGCTGTCATGATATTTAGTCCTTAAAGTTGATGGTTGAAATTTCGTTAGCCTTCTAATTGCCGTTTGGCAGATTCATAAGCATCACGAACACTACGAATAGGTTTAGAAGACACGTCCGCACTTTTCGCAGAAGAACCCTTAGACACAATTGCGGCATCCCGTTTAGATTCAACAATCTTCTTCGTTTCATCGGCTTTCACCTTCGTGGCGAACTCCTGTGAACGAGTCTTGTCAAACAAACGGTCAAACGCAATCTGTTTATAGGTTGCTTCCAAATTGGTGCTTCCTGTGGCCAGCGCTTTAGCGACAACCTCATTGGCATCAAAAGTTTCTCCGTATCTCCGTGACAAAGATTCAATTTGATTCTCTAACTCTCGCATTGCCTTCTCCTGTTCAAATGCTTGAATTCGAGTTTCAAGTTGACGGTACTGCTTCTCCATTGGGTCCATCATCAATTCGTCCTCTTCGGACAATTGTTGCTGATTCACCCCATAATGCTGTGAAAGCAATTCCACGGTGCTACTCGGGTCGTTCTGCAAGGCTTCTTGCAAAGCGGCCGCAAATTGCACCTCTCTTCGTTGCTCAGCAAGTTGTTGCGTCTTGCGTGTATAGTCTGCTTGACGCTGATAACCACTGAGCGCCTCAGAAAGCGGAACATCAATTTCTTCGCCATCAACAACTATTTTGACAGATTTGTCGCCATATTCGTCCCAAGCAAAATACTCTTTGGGTTCAGCCTGTAAGGCTTCACCAGTCTCCACAATCGCATCTGCCTGCCCATCTTGGATGGGTGCGTCAGTAACGTTTCCAACGGTGTTATCAAAATTACTCATTAGAGTCCTCCTTCGGCGGTTGCTCTACAAGTAGTACCTGACGCTACATAATTTGTTCGTTAGGCAACTGCGTGTTCGGCAAAGGGGCACCCTGAGCCAACAATTGGGCAAGAATTTCAGGCGGAATGTTAGAAGGCATCTGCATCCCACCCGTTGGTGGCATCTCGGCAGCACCCATACCCGGAGTCATCCCATCAGGTGGCATCATCCCCTGTGGTGGCATCCCACCCTCAGGTGGCATGCCCTCAGGACCCATCGGCTGTTGAGGCAAAATAAACCCTTGCGCCTGTTTGATACCAAAACCGTACTGAAGAACGTAGGCAGCCATTTTGCCCATATCCAAAATGCCAGCCCCAGCAAACGGTGCCATAGCGTCCACAATTTGAAGGGCACGCTGGCGACGGAACGATTCGTTCATCGGGGCAGTAGAACCGCCCTCAACTTCGTAATCAAATTCGCCTTGGATATAGTCACGGTCAAAGGTCAGCCACAACGGTTGGGCTTCCGAACCGATGATTCGTACAGCCTGCTCACCAGTCATAAACTGTTGAGCCAACATCACCAGATGGCGTGCACAGTCACCGATAGCACGTTCAATGATAGCCAACTTGTCTGAAGCACGAGCATTCGAAGCATCCTGCACAATTGCTGCTTCTGTGGCTGTACGACGAATTTCTGGCATTGCACCCTGCTGATATTCCGACACACCAGAAACACGGTTCATGTCCGACGAAATCAAATCAGACTGATTGTACAACTCTGGCGGGTTAATGACCGCAGGCATCGGGGACAGAACGTTGCTCAAATTGTCGTCAGTGATAACTGGAACCATTACGTTATCTTCGTCCGATTCCAATGCTTGACGACCATCAGTATCAAACGCCGACTCCTTGTACAACCATTTGCGTGAAAACCGTTTACGGTGATTCATCATCTGTGTACGAGTCTGATTCAATTCATGTTGCAACGGTTCAATCGCTTCCAGTTCACCCATCGGATAGAACGTTTCAGGAACGTCATAGTTGCGAATCATCACAAACGGTTGACCGAAAGCAAACGGTATTTCTTTCGGGGCGACAAGGAACTTGTCCGACCCGTCACAAAACACAGACAACGTATTGCGGTCAATGTCGTACCACTCCCAAATTTCTATATAAGCATCCTGCGGGTCTTGTGAACGGCGAGGACGAAACGAATCCTGACCCCATTTGGTGTAATGGCTAGGGGTTGCTTCTGCTCGAGCAGTTGAATTGTAACGCTTATCTTTTTTGACATCTTCCATCGGGCGACGGACACGTTGAGCAATCCAACGTGCATCTTCCATAGAAGTTGCATCAGGGTCAACATACATATCAAAAGGGGACACCCGTTCCACGAACGGGCGGTCCTCTTTAACAATCAGGTTAGATTCCGCAGAGTTCTCCTCACGGTCTTCCACCAGTTCGTCATACGAATCGTAATTACCTTCGGCTGCCTTTTCTTCTTCCACATATCGGTATCCAGTTTTCACCCAACCGTGACCACAAATCAAAGTGTCTTTAACTGCACGACGAAACTCTTTCTGACAGTCATAATGACGCCACCAATAGTTCACAATCGCTTCCGTAACAATCGCCTTGTCTGCGTCATCTGGTCGCCGTGCGTTCACGGTAATCTTCGGATGGTTAACAGCAACAGATGGGGCAACGATGTTAATCGTTGAAAACGCCATGTTGACCAACAACTGGTCCTCTTTGATGTCTGTACGGTGATGCTTGCCCCGATACAGGTCAATCATCCGTTGCCACAAATCGTCATACTTTTCTTCTTTGCGCCAACGACGAGAATGCTCCAACTTGTTGCGATACTTCTTCAACATGTCGTAATTAGATGTGCGTGCCATTACTTCTCTTTCCCTTCATGCCAGCCAATGTGACCGTCAATTTTTGATGAAACCTCATCAACCTTGTTCGCTACCCGAGTCAACAATTTGCCGTTCTCCGCATGCTGCTCAGAGTTCTCCCTACGCAACAGTTGCAACACAACAACTACCGGCCCAGAAATAATCGCAACCGCAAGCGGGACAAGAATAGCCTCCACATCAAACCCAGCGACTCCCAATAGGTTCTGGGTTATACCCATTGATTTTGGCGTCAGCCACAGTTTTGGCTTGACGTTCCCTTATCGTCGGACCATGAAAATCTTCCTGCCCGTACGTGAAACCTAAACGAATCGTAGAAACATGACATTTGAAACAAACTGAGCCACGGCGGGGCAATACCTCAGCCTCAAAAGACTTTCCGCACGGTTCACAAACAAAATGTTGCATCACCCTTAGCCCTAACTGCTACTTCTTGTATTAAAAGCACCAATCGGCACCCTTTCAGGTTTCTTTTCACGAATAATATGCTTTTCCCACCAACCCAACGTATTCGGCTTCGGTGTGTCCGAACCCCGATACTCAGGCAACCACACATACTTCAACATCTGGTTACTGATAGCCAAAGACATCACCCTGTCATCATGAGGTGAGCCGTGCATCTTGCCGTTCGCCTCACGAACAAACGTACGCAACTCAGCAATCGTCGTTTTGCACAACAACCCAATAACATCATCACGCAACCCAGCATTCAACTCGTCAATAGCCAAAGGCTTAGAAACCGTTGTAGTACGCCAACCCAACGTTTCTGAAACCGTAGGATTCCTTTGACCCAACCTACGTTGCCTAAACAAATTCTTGTAACCCACACGCTGCAACCCTTTCAGGGTTGTCAGCCCGTGGTTGTTGGACTCAACCCCAATCAAAGCCTTGTTGTACCAATACCCAATCGCATACAACGTTTCTTCACCAAACAAGTCAGCATCCACATGCCCGTGCCAATGGGCAACAACATCACCCGTAGAAGCATTCAAAACATGGGCAGACGAATAGTCACCATGACCCAAACCTTCCGCCACGTCAGCGCCCACAACATACACTTCGCCCAACTTCGGAAACTCCCAAACAGCGAACTCGCCACCATCCTCACGGAACTCGTACACACCACGCCC